ACCGAGAGTTGGTACGAGCTAGCGAACGGCTCGCGCATCTGGCTCTTCGGCCTGGACCCTGACCCGATCACGGGCCTGCCGTCCAAGGTGGGCTCCGTGGAGCTCGGCTGGGCGTTCGTGGATGAGGCCGCGGAGTGCGCCGAGAGCGACTGGGTGATGGTCAAGGGCCGTCTGTCGTGGCCCGGCATCGGCTATCACCAGATCGCCGCCGCGACGAACCCCGCCAGCCCGAAGCACTGGCTGAAGGTGCGCTTTACGCCACCGACGCCCGACCGCGTGTACCTCCACGCCAGCACGTTCGACAACCCGGCGTTGCCTGCCGACTACCTGGCGGACGCGCGCGCCGGCGTGGACGACTACTTCAAACGGCGCTATGTGCTCGGCGAGTGGGTCGGCGCCGAGGGGATGATCTGGCAACTGCCCGACTCGCAGGTGCAGCACCGCGAAGGACCGTGGAAGGCGTACAGGGCCGGCGTTGACTGGGGCTTCGTCCATGCCTTCGCCTGCGAGGTCATCGGGCAGAGCGGCAGCGGGCGCCTGTCGGTGGTGCGCGAGGTCTACGCCAAGGGCGCGCTGGTGCGCGACATCATCCCGGCATTGCTCGACATCCAGGGCACCTACCCCGGCATCGTCTTCCATGCCGACCCGAGCGAGCCCGCCTACATCGCGGAGTGCCGCGCCGCTGGGCTGAAGATGGTTGCCGCGCGCAATGACGTGAATGACGGCATCCAAGCGGTGTCCGTGGCGATCAATGACGGCCTCACGGTGGACCCGTCATGCTCCGGACTCTTGGGTGAGATGCCCGGCTACGTGTGGCAGCAGGACCGAAACGGCATGAAAGAGAAGCCCATCGAGATCAACGACGACGCCTGCGACGCGCTGCGCTACGGCGTGATCGCGTTCACGGCGGACCCCGACAACCCGTGGGCTAACCTCGCCGGGAAGACTGCGAGTACCGCGGCATGAACGAGAGGGCGCTTCGCCATCTCATCCAACATGTATTTCAGATCCCGCATCGATGTTCACGGTTAGGGCGTCGGCCTAAGTGGATGAACGCATGACCCACGTCGAACGCTACCTCGAAGCCGCCTACGCGCTCGTCGTCGCCGGCGCCGCGATGATCTATCCTCCCGCCGCGCTCGCGGTGGCCGCCGTCTTCCTGATTGCATTGGCCGTCGTCGCTGATCGGCGCGAGGTGAAGTCGTGAGCATCTACGTCCCGCCGCGCCCCGTCGCTGACCCATTCGTCAAGGCTGGCCCAACCGGCCCCGGCGCCGGCGTGCTGAACACCGAGTTCCTGCTGCCGATGATGCTGCCCACCGACCACGCGCAGCGCATGAGCCAGGCCGTGAAGTTGGGCACGGAAGTCGCCTACGTCCGCGCGGCAGAGCGCGTGATCTCGGGCAAGTTCAGCACCGTGGCGTGGCACCTCGAGGACCCCGACGGCGAGACGATCGATGACGAGTACAGCGACCCGAAGGCTGTAGAGGCGTTCACGCTGCTGTCCGACCCGATGGGCGCGCTCGATGTCAAGGAAGTCGGCACGAAGCTGACGCGGCGCCAGGAGTGGGAGATCACGAGCCGCCATATGGGCCTCGCCGGGTGCGGCGCGTGGTTCCTCGATCGCCTCAATGACTTCGGCATCCCGCTGTCCATCTGCTACGTCCGCCCGGATCGCCTGACGCCGCAGTACGAAGGCAAGACGAAACTCACCGGTTGGTTGCTGGACAAGCGCCCCGGCTACGAAGGCACGCCGCTCACCATTGATGAGATCCGCCTGTTCGTGCTGGAGACGCCGAATGAGGGCGTCTTCCCTCCGGGCCTCGTGGAGTCGGCGCTGACGAAGGCGCTGCTGAACGGCGCGATCGATGCGCACTTCGCGGCCGTGCTGAAGGCTGGCGGGCGACTGGCGGGCATCCTCGCACCGAAGACGGGCATCATCGAAGACGACGGTGTATACAACCAGCTCACGCGGGACTGGCGCAACATCACGGAGCAGCCGGAGAGCGCCCGTCGCCTCCAGGTGACCCGTGCGCCGGTGGACTTCATTCGCACCGCCGCGACGATGGCCGAGATGCAGGTCATCGATCTCATGTCCAAGAACCGCGACGACCTGCTGGCGCTGTGGGGCGTGCCACTCTCGCAGGTCGGCGGCAGCACGGCGGCAGGGTTGAACAGCGGCGATGTGCGCAAGTACGACGAGGCCGCGCTGTGGCAGAACGCCGTCCATCCGCGCCTCGAGGAGCTGGCCGAGGGCATCCAGCCGCTGCTCAATCGCTGGGAGCCGTACATGGGCTGGGCGCCGCTCCTAGTGCTTGACGAGCCGGAGTTCGATGACGACTCGCCACGCTATGACAAGGTGCAGAAGGCGCAGTTCATCGCGCTGACGAATGACGAGCGCCGCGACCTGATTGGGCAGCCTCCGCTCGATGAGAAGGTCCTCGGGCCGACGGGCCAGCCGATCGGGCAGGAGATTTGGATGGGCATCAACATGATGCCGGTCGGCAAGCCGCCGATGACCGCGCCGACGTTCCAGGCGCAGTCCGTCACGGCGCCCAACTGGAGCGAGGAGGCGGGCAGCGTCCAGATGGCGCCCAGCGCCGCACAGCAGGGCTCGCAGGGCGTGACGCCGGTCACTGGCGCTGCCGTCAAGGCGAAGGGCGCCGATGTCACAGAGGCCGTCCTAGGGCAGCTCCGCAAGCAGTGGGCGCCGGCCGACCTCTCGCTCGTGGGCAAGGGCGACTGGTCATACGATCCCGCCTTCCCGATGAAGAAGGTCAACGCCGCTCGGCGTCCCGGTGGGCGCAACCCAACGATCGTGGCGGGCAAGGAAGCGGCGCTGAACATCGGCGCCCCGATCCCGCCGATCGTGCTCGTCCACACGAAGGTCATCGGCAAGCCCGGCTATGAGCCGATCGATGGCTGGCACGGCGCCAAGGCCGCCGAGAACGCCGGGCTGAAGCGCATCCCCGCCTACGTTGGCGAGGGCGATCCCGACTGGACGACGGCCATCATCAAGGTGGACGACAACATCCCGACACCGCCCAGCGGGCCGGGCAAGGCCGACCTGACGGGCTACCAGCGCTCGATGCGCACGCTGAAAGACAACCTGACCGCCCGCGTGTCGCCGCAACTCCGGGGCGCCGTGTCGCTCGTGCTCGACCAGCAGAAGCGCGACATCGTGAGCCGCGTGCGGACCAACTTCGACGCCCTGAAGAACAAGCCGAAGGACGCTTCGATCTGGTGGCCGCAGGGTTCCAAGTGGGATGACGCCATGACCGCCGCGCTGCGACCGTCGCTGTTGGGCGTGGCAGAGCAGGTGGACGCGCACATTCAGGCGACGGTGCTTGCCGGGCGCAAGGCCGGGCCTGTCAAGAAGCCGGGCGTCGTGTCGGGGGTTCTAACGGACCTTGCTGACGTGGCCGCAGTCCAAGCGGCAGGATCGCTCGGCCTGTACTCCGCTGGCGCGGTGCAGACGGTCCTGACGCGCGGCGCTGCGCGCGTGACGGGGATCAACGCCACGACGCGCGCCGGCATTCAGAACCTCGTGGCGCAGGGGATCGAGGAAGGGCTCTCGCCGGCCGAGCTGGGTGACACGATCGAGGCGTGGTCCGGCTTTGACGAGTACCGCAGCGAGTTGATCGCCCGGACGGAGCTCGGCACGGCGTACAACGCCGCCGCGCTCGGCTCCTACGGCGAGAACGGCATCGAGATGGTGCAGGTGCTCGACGGTGACCAAGATGACATCTGCGCGCCGTGGTCCGACGTGACCGTGCCGATCGACGAGGCGCCGGACGAGCTGGGCCATCCCAACTGCACGCGCGACTTCCTGCCCGTCATCGGCTCGGCGGAAGACTACGGCAAGGCACGCACCGTCACCGAGCTCGTGTATGACGCCGAGGGCCGCGTCGTGCGCATCCTCGAGGGCACCGAATGACCGTCCGCGACGAGATCCTTCGCTCCGCTCTCGCCGCCGGCAAGATTGCCGACGCCGCCGAAGTGCTCGCCGCGCTACGCGGTGACAAGGGCGAGAAAGGCGACAAGGGCGATCGGGGCGTCCCCGGACCGCAGGGCGAGCAGGGGCTGGTCGGCCCGCAGGGCGAGCGCGGCGAAAAGGGAGACAAAGGCGACCCCGGCCTGAACGGAGCGCCCGGCGAGTCGATCATCGGTCCGAAGGGTGAGCAGGGAGAGAAGGGCGAACCCGGCAAGGACGGGAAGGACGGCAAGCCGGGCAAGCCCGGCGCGGCGGGCAGGGACGGCATCACGGACATGACGTGGGTGCCGAAGGGCGGCGCGCTCCAACTCGCTGACGAGGGCGTGGCGCTCGGCACTACGGGCAAGATGAACTTCGTCGGCGCCGGCGTCACCACGGCGCTCGCCGCCGATGGCACGTCCACCGTCACGATCCCCGGCGGTGGTGGATCGCCGGCGTCTACGGTGACCGGCCCCGATGCGTTCGGTGCGCCCGCCGTCGTCGGTGTTAGCGCGGCCTATGCGCGCGGCGACCATGACCACGGGCTACCCGCCGCACCTGCCGTGCCTGCCGCTGCGACGACCGTTACGGGTCCCGACTCATTCGGAGCGTCGGCTGTCGTGGGAACCGGGACGGAGTTCGCGCGATCTGACCACGATCACGGCTTGCCAGCGGCGCCAGCGATGCCAACTCCTGCGAGCACGGTCACGGGGCCGGACGCCTACGGCGCCAGTGCTGTCGTGGGTTCGTCGGCGCTCTACGCTCGGCAGGACCACGACCACGGGCTGCCGGCTGCCGTGTCGGTGCCTTCTGCCGGAGCCTCGAGCGACATCGGCGTGGAATACCTCGGCGTGGCCGCCGTCGCAGGCGCAACCGGCAAGTACGCCGACGCGGGCCACGTCCAC